CCTGCTTAATCCTGTTCTTTTTAGTGAATGTTCCTCTGATGCTGCTGAATTCTAAATCTGTCCAATCTTTTACATGTTTCCCTCCTATTACGTCACGCGCGTAATTTCTTCTCTGTTTGTCATCTAATTTAGAATCAGTCCTCCAATTTACGATTTCTCCGAACTCTAACTTCTTGACTCTTTTGACCACTAGTGCTGTTGTTCCTGTATTACCCAGCCCAAAACCTCCAAATGATTTCGGTGTCATTAGACAGTCGTGCAATAGTCGTCTGTCTGCTTTTCTATACATTCCAGAAACATCTCTTTCAATATAAGGTCTCATGTCTAAGCCGACATTATATGCTATATTCAACCGTTGCCCCAATGTCTTCCAGCTAGTTATGCTCTGATTTATCCTCTCAACCTGATTTAGCTCTTCTATTGACTGCGGTTTTCTCCAGTTTATTGATATAATGGCTCTAGCAGGATATCCTAATACCCCGCGCTCAGTATAAACTTTACGTAAGAATTCAGTCCTTCCCCTGTCAACATAGAACTTTTTTGCGTTGACCTTAAATCCTACCAGTTCATACAGTTTTGCCACTAAAAAACCACCTTCACGTGTTTTTGTTTTGAAGTCTAAGTCATCACCTTGTGCCAATTTGTCTCGCATAATATCACCAGTTATCATTGTGTACATTTCCTCTATTACCATAGCATTTGTCAGATTCAGTAACGTATCGAACAACATCGTCCATCTCCATCCCGAAAGTACGCCCTTTTTGTACGCAATCCACATATTATCAGCTTTAACCATTGTATTTTTAAGTTCAAACATTAAATTATGGCCCACTGCTTTTGCTGCTCCTTCTAGCGACATTTTCTGTGTTATATACCATACTAGGTACAGTATTTGTTCCTTAACTTGTTCTTGATCGAACGCTTCCTGGTCCAAAGGAACATTATAGTCCTCAGAAATATCTGCTAATTTTTGTCTTGTTCTTTCTAATGTGTATTGCTTATCCCAAAACTGCGGCATCTGAGGGTGATTCTTGAATACAGCCTCAAGTGTCATACTTATATACGACATTTGTATCTGTGTTGCATCATCTGTAGTGATGATGAGTCTATTTTTCCCATTTCCTATCACCTCTCTGACCACTGCCTCGGTTGACGTATGTTTCTTGAACAATATGTCTTTTACGTTATTATTGGTCAATGTACTAGCATATGACAGTTTCGATTTAGCAAGTCTTACTCCCTCACTATCTTCAATACCCGGCGATGCACTAGCACCTGAAGTAGCCCAATAGGTTCTATTATTACAGAACTGGTCTACATCAAAGTCTTTATACATCATACCCCCTAGTAACTTCTCGACTTTTGCCTTCCATCTAGCCATATATGTGTCATTACCCAATAGTTTTTTTTCCGAACCTACCCATTCTCGTGCTCCATCTAAGATAAAGCTACCACCCCTTGGCTTAGCGTGACCACCTAACAAATCCATATTGACATATGCTAACCAGAACTTACTTATTTTATGTACCTTCATAATAGTACTGAGTTCTGAAAAGTATTTAGTCGGATTCGGTCTTATCTTATAGAAGCCCGTCTGATTAAGAATCATTTGTATGTCTTCGTACAATCCTGGTACCTTGCTATACTGTTCGTACATCGTATTCCATCCAATCTTCCATGCATCGTCAAACCATGCAGGTGCTATGTCCGCAGTCGGTCTATACCGTAGAGAGGCTTCTTGATATTTTTCCAGGCCTTTTCCTGTGTAACCTCTCTCATATTCACCAAGCAAAACTGATTTTCTGAAATCAGCTAATGCGCTACTCGGCGTCAAACTTTCTGCGTCATTGTATTTTTTGTTCACTTGTTCATAAGCCGCACCCACCTCCTCCTTCGTCACACGAAGAAAGTGACTTACTACGTCAAGTGTGTGAGTATACCAGTCTATTCTTTTGACTCAACATCGTCTGATCCTCCTGACCAGTCGATGGAATCAACTCCAGCGAATAGACTGTCACCACGCGTATCTAAATACGAAG